ATATTCATATCTGCATCGGTATCCACACGACAATTCTTTTTTTCCATTAGCAATAAGATTTGCCATTGCTTCTGAAAATACCTTGATGTTCCCTCTCAATGTTGTGCCGTCAAAATAAACATCTTGACCGATAACTCCTTGTACACCTTTTTGTTCCGATGGTGTAAGTCCAGAATCTTCACTTCCTAACATTACATGATCATCAATCCAAGGTATTAACTTAAATGAGTCTATGCAGTCCTGTGAAGATAGTTCCGATTCTGACCTATATACACTATAAAGATGATATTGTATACAGTCAGATGATATTGAACGCCCCATGTAGGGATAAACGCCTACAACTGATAATGGATTATCTTTAATCTCATACCAGCCATTGGTGTCATATTCTCTTTTGTCCATTGCTGATAAACTTTCTTCAGCTGCTTGTGTTATTTCTTCCATTTGATCTTCAATTTTATGAAATAAAGGTTCTGGAGCATCATCTATAGTTGCCCATACAAACGCATCATGTTCATCATTTAATACTGGATCAAAACGACCATCATTACAGCAAAATAAACTAATGTTACCTTCTTCATAAATTAAATTGATACCAGTAGCAGGAACATGACATATTTCTTCTCTTGATTCACGAATTGCACCTTCAATTGGTGACTCTCCTTCTTCTACATGCCCACCTGGAAATCCCCATGAATTGTCTTTAGTTCTTCTCACCCAAAGAATCTTTTCATCATCTGTGTAAACAACAAAAGCAACTACTGAATTTTCTTCTTCATCAGTTACATTAGCTTTGCGAGCATTTGCATAAGCAGCTGCCATTGCTTGCTTAGGATCATGACCGGCTGCAATCATTTCTTTTATGTTTTCTTGAATAATGGCTTTGCTTGAACCTTCTTTTAATGGCATTAGATTACCCTCCCAGTTTGGATTGGCACATTTGTTACATTAAGCAAAACTGTAGCTTCTCTAATATTTCCTTCAGATGTTGAAAACAAAGCCCTAATTGTATAAAGTTGATTAACTTGTGGAGTAGGTATTACACCGCCAGATATTTGTACTGAAATAACCTTTCCAATTGCAGCTGTAATTCCATCAGGAAAAGTAATTGGAGCTGCATTTATTGCTTGTCCTAAAAATGTTAATCCTTCTTGATCTGATTCTACAGATGTTATTTCTTCTATTGTTTCAGGAGCATCTAATATATTAGTACAATCAATATCATAAAATATTGACTCAGAAGTTCTTTTTTCTAACACATAACTATTCATATAACCGCCAATAATCTAATCTTAAAGAAACTTTCCAGTAATCCAGTCTTTGTTCTAATTGCCAATAATCTTCTCTTTCTGTAACTTCCCAATTATTTAATCTTTGTTCTATATGAATGTAGTCTTGTCTTGGAGAAACATGCCATACATAATCAGAAGATCTAAAAATTGGCTTGACATTGTAAACATCAACTGCATCACCATTTTCTATAACTAGAAGGATAACATAAGTTGTTGAAGATTGTTCATCTATTGCGTTACCATGCTCATCTATTTGCACAGCAGCTGTCATTAAGACAGTTTGCAAATCTTGAGCTTCTGTTAATTCAACAACAGAAACTGATGTAGTCATGTTTTCTGAAACAACATCCTGAGCATTTGCAGCTTCATTTATTGCTATATAAGATGACATTGCTTCAGAAACAACATCACTTGCTAATCCTGATTCTACAATTGCACAAAAAGCTGAAAATGTTTCAGAAATTATATCTTGTGCATTAGCAGATTCAATTATCGCCAATGATGTAGACATGTTTTCACTAACTTTGTCTACAGCGTTACCTGTTTCTGCAACATTAGCTTCTGATGACATATTTTCAGATACAATATCAATTGCATTTGTTAATTCATCAACAGCTGCTCCTGCGCTCATGTCTTCAGAAACATTATCAACAGAATTTACTGACTCTATTATTAATAAATTATCAATAGTATTTTCAGATACGACATCAACTGCATTTGCAATTTCTACTATATCTGCTGTGGATGACATATTTTCAAATACAGTGTCTATAGCAGATCCAATTTCTATAATTGTTGCAGTAGACGACATTGATTCAGATACGGTATCTATAGCGGAAACTGATTCATTAATATTTGCTGGAGCATTTAATGTTTCAGATACCGTGTCTATAGCTGATAAAGCTTCTGTAATAAATGCTGAAGCGTTTATTATTTCAGATACAATATCAACGGATAAACCACTTTCTACAATAGAAGCAGTAGACGACATCGCTTCTGATGTTGTATCTATCGCATATCCTGCTTCAAGTATATCAATTGGAGCAAACATGTTTTCTGACACAACATCTATACTGTTTGTTGCTTCTACTATTGAGGCATCAGCTAATATCGTATCCGATTGCGTACTTGTTGCATTACCTGCTTCTACAATAGAAACTGTAGAACTCATGTTTTCAGACACAGTATCCGCAGCAATTTCAGATTCAATTATAGAATTTGCAGTAGCCATAGATTCTGAAACAACATCCAATCCTGATGCTGACTCTGACACAAAAGCAGAAGAAGCTGTTGCTTCAGAAACTGTATCTACAGAAGATGCTGACTCGGTAACATTAGCCGAAGATAATGTATTTTCTAAATATGTATCTAGCGCATTACCTGCTTCTGATATTGAAACAGATGCTGACATTGTGTTTGATTGTGTATCTGTAGCCACACCAGTTTCAACAATAACAACTGGAGCTGACATTGTTTCAGATATTGTATCTACACTTGATCCAGCTTCATTTATTGAAGCTGTAGCAGTAGTATTTTCTGATTGAGTTGATTGTGCATTACCAGCTTCACCTATTGTTACAACGTATAATGTAACTCCACTATCAAGTGTGCAAAAAGGAACTTTTGAGAAAGCTGATATGCCAAACATTTATTTCCAAACTTCATTAGGTTTTACAGGCCATACTAAGTCGCCAGCCGTAGGATATACCGCAATTTGGCGCACTAAATTTCTGTAAGATATAAACTCAGCCTGATTAGCAAGATAGGGACTATTAATAGGACTAGCAACATCCGCTATGGTTGTCCAATCAGTAGCTGTGAGTAGTTGAGATGCGGTAGCTTTATTTTCTTCAGCGGTTGGTGGCACTATAACTGGGTCAGTTAATACCGGATAGCCTTCAGCATCGGCAGTTATGCATTTACCATCCGATTGACCTGCTAATAACTCTTGATAGTATTCATCAGTTATTTCAACTGCATCATCTGGAATTATTGGGTTAATATCTGGAGTATAAAAACCACCTGTTGAACTTGCGTAATACATTGTCATATTAATACCCTATTGCTATCCAACTAGCTATATTATTCACATTGCCCACATAACCAGTAATAGATGCTGTTCCCAGCGTAGTATATTGTAATGCACCAGTAAACCCTGATGCCGTGTGTGACGCACCCCCAAATGCAAAGCAAGCTGATGGAAATGCTATAGGCAAGGTTATTGTAAAATTACCTGTACTACCTGCGTTGACAGTTCCCCATTGAATGATTAGCCCACTAGTCCTGTCTTTATAATACCCATTTGCTGCTGCTGAAAAAGCAGATCCAACTAATGAAGTAGCCGTTGCAGCGTTACCTGTGCAAGAACCTGAAGAACCAGTAGTATTTTGGTTAAGGGTTGGAAAAGTACAGTTTGTTAATGTTCCTGAAGATGGAGTACCCAATGCTCCACCGACAGTTACATAAGAACCAGCAGCTTGTTTTCCATTAAAAGTATTCCAATCTGTTGATGATAAATACCCACTTGTAGTAGTGTTTGCAACTCCCATACCAGTAAGCATTTGAGCAGTAGTAGCTACAGAATGTGCAGAAGTTCCATTACCGTATAAAATACCAGTTAATGTTCCAGCTACTCCTGTTCCACCGTTAGTTGCAGTTAATGCTCCTGATACGTTAGTATTTGCAGTTCCTAATGCTAAGTTACCAAATGCAGGAGCAGAAGCCCCAGCAGAGATTAAAGCATTTCCGGATGTTCCAGCAGCGGTATAAGCATGGGCTGTACCCGTACCATAACCAGCTCCACCAGCAGTGGGAGTTGCTGTTGAGTTAGTACCTCCATTTGCTATTGGAAGTGTTCCAGACACATGTGTTGTTAAGCCGATTTTACCGTAACTTGGTGCTACTCCTACGCCACCTGAAATAATCGCATTACCTGTAGCTACATCAGCTAAAGATGCTAATGTTGTAGCAGCAGAAGCATAAACAATGTCGCCAATAGTATAAGATGTTAAATTTGTACCACCGTTAGCAACATTTAAAGTACCACCTAAACTGATTGCACCTGTAGTTGCTGTAGATGGAGTTAAACCTGTAGAGTTACCTGAAAATGAAGTAACTCCATTACTACCTTGAATACCTGCAACAGATATTGTCCAAGAAGCAAATGTTCCAGATCCACCTAAAGAATCTACCAATACTGTCAATGTTGTACCGGTAAACGCAGTAATCACGCCTTCCATGTAGTTTGCTGGCGTTGTGGAATACGCCACACGAACTCTAGTGCCTACTGTAAATGCAGTAGATGTTGCAGAAAGATTGGTGGTAAATGTTTTTGACCCTGTGGCGATCAATGTTGATGTAGCAGATGTTAATCCGTAATAACCAATGCCAATTTGAGTAACTGGAGTCGCTGTTACTATAACACCAGGTGTTCTTGGAACAGTTGGACTAGATGCAGCAGCTAATGTTGCGATAGAAATAGTTGTATTAGTAACCGCCCAAGCTAGTTGCAAATAATCTCCAGCATTAACACTCAATACATAATTTACAACTGCAAGGTTAGCTCCATCTGTACTTCCTTTTCTTGATGGTATGTTATAAACACTATTTGAATCAGCAACGTCAGTACCATTTTTTCTTAACCATACATCAACATTATCGTTATTAGATGATCCAGTATTGGTATTTATAAATTGTATTGAATATTGAAGATTATATACTCCAGCATATAAAAACGTAATTTGATTACCGCTATTTATTGATACTTGATTACTTTGAAAAGTAGATCCTATATTAACAACATAAGCTACAGTCGTACTCGCTGCTGCTTGGTTTGTTGTATCATAAAATGATCCGTAATAACCTGGTGATCCAACAGTGCTATTAATATTACCCCATGTTGGAGCAACTCCAACGCCACTGGAGATTAATGCTTGACCTAAAATTTGTGAGCTATTATTGCTTGCGTAAACAGCATATTCAGCAGGGTAATCAACCCAAACATTTTGAGTTCCTGAGCTAAAATTAACCGCAGCTCCACCATTTGAAGACGCTAAAACTGTTGTTCTGGTTAATGTATTACCAGAACTTGAATAAGTACCAATACCTACTTCCCAATTAATTCCAACTGCATCTGCTATAGCATAAGTGGTTGTATTGGTGTCACCAATTGTAGCAGAAAAAGACTGAAACTGTGGTGACGCACCAAGAAGAGTGACTACTCCTAATCCTGGAGCGTTACAAGTTTCCTGTACTCGATCTGCTACAATGAATGACGACATAATTACACCGCTTCTACTTCAGTCTGTTTAAAATAACGACTATGAACTATTCCATCTTCATCAACAGAATTTACTAATACAATAACTTCACCGTTGCTTTGATCTAAAGCAAAACCAGCTACTGTTCCAGTAATAGGTGCAGGAAGAATTTGTGAAACTTTTTGATCTTTAGTAAACATGATTAATTCCTTACAAGCTTAGAGAATATGATACTTGAACAACGTTTGCAGCAATAACTGGTTGATCGCCACCAGTAAATGTTCCTGCTGACAATAAAGTTCCTGCTGTACTCATTAATGTTGAAACAGCACCTGCGCCATAAACAATAAAAGCACCTTTTAAAGTACCAGCGCCAGTCATTGTAAAACTTGCTGGAGTTGATAAATTAATTGCACCAGCTGCAGCAGTACCAAAAGCAGGAGCAACCCTAGCTGCAAAAGTAGGAGCGTTAGTAGAACCAGCTTCTGTCCAACCGCCATGTGATGCCATTGTATCACTAGCAGCAGGGCCTGTTGTATAAGATACAGAAGAAATCAAACCCATGTATGGGCCAACAACTGTATAACCAGATCCAGTTAATGCAGTTTGCAACATTAAATCTTTACCAACAGTTGCCACCACATTGTGTATTTTTTCTTCCCAAACTAATGGGCCACCTTCATACTCAAAACATTTGAAAGTATAAACACCTTCAGCATGAGCTTCTTCACCAAGTCCAGCAGTAGATGCTACACTCATTGTTGTGCCATCTAAGGCATTTAATTTATCTTTCATTATTCGTCTTCCTCATCAAAATTAATTACAGGTTTTAAAATACATCGGCAATTGTGTATAATGTAACCTTTAGAACTATACCAGTTCTTTTTAGTTTCAAGGTTATACACATGGTCAGAAAATTCACTTATGATTTTATTGTCAACTCTCTCAAATGTTTCAATGATACCACCGGATTGATTGAAGTCGCTAAAATTCTTAAAGTTAATCCCGATAACCTCTCCAAGGCTATCCGCACTTATGGTTTTATTGTTCCCAAAATCAAACGCTCTAGTCATCAACGTAAAAATTTGCCTACAGATCAAATTGTTATCGCCTATGAAAATGGACTTAGCGAACTTGAGATCTCTAAACAATTCAATGTTTCTCGCACTGCTATCAGAAAAAGATTGCTCGAATCTGGTTGCAATATACGAAACCAAAGCCAAGCAAATATTGTTAGCATGAGCCTCATGACTTTTGAACAAAGACAAAACAGAGCCAAAGCTGCTAATAAATCTATCAGAGATTCCAAGCGAACTCATCAAGAACTTATCAAAAGATCCATCACTAAAGCTTCCAACTTCCATCATCAATGGATCGGGGCAGGTGAGGATGAATTCGCAAAAGCACTTACTGAACTCGGCATCATATTCACTCGGCAAACTTCCTGTGATGTCTATAATATCGATTTCACTATCGGTAATGTCGCTGTGGAACTCAAGTCCGGTGTTACTGGATCTAGTAATGTCTACTCCGAACAAAGAGATGGCAGAATCAAAAAGCTCTCCGATAGTGGTTATATCGTTTGTTATATTGCTTTCGATAATGTTACTGCTTTGTTGTCTAGCCTTGACTATATAATCTCCAATCTCAACATCCTTACATGCGATCCAACCTCTATTAGTAAGTATTGGATGATTAGGTGTAGATTCAATAGCTTCACCATTTTCCGTAATGAGCTTGATCAATACGCCAGTAAATCTGTGCCTATAAAGCTTATTCAAACCATTAAAGGATTCGATATTTGAATTTGCTGGTAAACAATTTGGAAGATCCGCTGGCAATCCGTATATCTTACTCCCATACATATCGCCAATATAAGGTGGATCATTCAAATCATACTCTTTACCATCCATTTCAACATGCAATGGTCGTTTTGTTTTACCACCACCTGAATGTATCCATATAAATTTTTTTACACCGTAAGCTTTTAGTCTTGTAGTATTTACAGATTGATAAGCTTTTCGAGTTTGATCAAGCGCAGTATTTCTGGCTCTTTTAATATTGCCTTTATACTTTGTTTTTAGAAAAGGCACAAGATCATACATACCTTGTCCTGTCGTTATACTTCTCATAACCGCACCTTGTACTTCTGCAAGCGCACGTTGAGGTATAAGTTTGATTAAATTAGCTGCTTCTTCCGTACTTGCTTTAATAACTTCTTTAAGTATGGTATTGCTGTATGTTTTGTCGATACTGATAGCATCAGCTAATTCTTTAAGTGAATAATTAAGCGTAACCTTTGATATTTTAACAGTACGCTCAATCATCCTATCAGTTGATGTTTCTGCTACTTTATCAAAACGTTTTTGCCATTTTTTAAGCAAAGCATTAATTGTTATACGCATTTGACTGCTAATTGACATATCCATAGCAGTTTCGTAACCACATTCTTTAAATGTTCGGTTAAGTTCTCTAATAATGTCTTTATACATTAAAGTGATCAACCGTGTCGTAGGTTTGGCGTAATCAACACCAATACCTACGTTTGGGCGTAATGCTTTACCAATCATTCTGCTATTTCATTGTCATCGTTAGACTCAAGATCTTCAATACCTTCATCAGCTAATCCCATTTCGTTATAACCGCTGGATTTATCAGTAGCTACACGTTGTCTATCTTCTTCACTGGAAATAATACCAGCTTCAATAAGTATGGCAGCTGTTTGTGCTTTAACAAGATTAGTATTTGCCAATGCTTGTGTTGTTGGCGTATCTAATGGCAACCAGTTCAATGTTGTTTCAACATTTGTTTTAATCTTAGGCTCAATATAAGACTTAATCACCAACATATGATGACGTTCAGCCAATGGCGTAAGATCATGGCATTGTATTGACTCCAACAATTCATGATATGAAGCCTCTTCATAATCACCTGATGCTCCAAAACCTTTTGGTGACGTACCTAATAACTTGGTAGCAGGTACACCAGCAATTGCAGACACCAACTGATATTGAGTCATGATCAACGCATCAAAATCAGATAGGGAAGTATCAAACTGATCAAATTCATCTCCTTCCTTGTCGCCCATTTTAATACCGTAGTTATCACGATATTGCGCCCATTGTTGAAGTCTACCGGCAGCTGCTGTACTGTCAGACATCACCGCTTCCATATCTGTTAGCCAGATAGTAGTACGTTTTGACATCGCCAATTGTGGCGCTTCATTAGAAGTTCTTTCAGCAGCATACACACGTTCCATAATTTGCTGCGTTAAAGGTATCCCACCATAGATATATTGTGGTTTTAGAACATCTACGGGTTCTGCATGTTTAAATATTATCAAGTGGGATCTGTGTATCTTTTTGCCGTTGATTAACCACCATGTTGGCTCATAAAAGTGCATGGTGTCCGGTTGGCTGGCAGATGGGCCATCAAGCATTGGTGCTGTCCAGTATGGATCAACTTGGATCATACCTTTGTAGCTTCCTGCCGTTACGCCATCAATATTAAATGGTTTTTCATAATATAAGGGATCGGTAGACATCACTTTAAACATACAAATGCGTATGCCAAAAATTCGACCTTTGCGGATAAACTCACGCATATTAAAATCCAACCGCATTGCTTTATCATAATGTTTCATTATTTTTAAAGCATCTGGATCTAGTTCACCACCATCTACTGTGACTATGTTATAGCCTTTTCTTATTGCATCATCACCTGGCATGGCACAAGCTTTATTAACCAACCAATTTTGTGCAAGTATTCCGCATAACTGTGCGCCTATAAAACCTTGGTTGGCGTACCAGTACATTAATTGGTCACTCATGTTAGATTGACCAGCAGAATACATTTTAAAAGCAGGATAACCATTATCTGAGTTATCCATCGCACCTTCATTATGCAGTAGGGCAGGTTGCTCTCGATAAATAGCTGACAACGTATCATTAACAACAGCTTTAACCCTAAAATTATCTAATTCATCATAATCATGCGTACTAAAAAGACTTTTTTTCTTTTTAGGTGCTGGCGTGGATTCTGTAGGTTGTTTTTTAAACCAGTTAAACATATATTTATTATCCAAAAAATGAACGTTTACGCATATCGCTTGATAGATTTGCCATTACAAACGCATCTGCGATGTTTGG